ACCGGATATCTGCGACAGGGATAAGCCGGTAGTGCCCTGATTGCGTAAAACACCGGCAGCCGTTGGCGGGCTCTCACAGCTTGCCCGTTGAGATGGCCGACTTGCCGCCGATAGCGGCCTTCCTACACCCCAGCACTCACCGCAAAGCCTCTGCCTGTACCTCACAACGGGGGCTTTGCAGTGGGTGCCATTCCGAGGCAAATCACTATGGCAATCATCAAGACCAACTGCTCTTGCGGGCAGCCGGTAGAGATTCGCACGGCCGCAGATTCGAAAAGCGACTTCCGGCGCGACGGTAAACAAGCGGTTTACCCGGGCGAGGACGGCTACTGCATTTTCCGATGCAGATCATGCCGCCAGCCTCTCCACGAAACCTGTCCCGAATACGCATTCGAGGTGAACCCATGAACGCACTAGCACGCGGCCAGCGGCGCCGAGAGTCGTCCCTGCCTCCTGATAACACAACGCTTGAGGAAGCCATTCGTGAGCAGTTGCAAGATCACGACGAGGACACCGTCAACGCCTTCATCGACTACTGCGATGACCGGATAGATGACTTCCTCGAACACGAGGCCAACCGGCGCCGCGAACACGCCGAAGAGATCAGGAGGGACGCAGCATGAAGACCGACGACACCATTCGCGAGCACTTCAAGCACCTGCGGGGCGCCCGATACGCAGCCACTGCCGACTATCACTGCAACGTGCTGTACGGCTACCTGAAAGCCTTGCGCGACACCGGCCAGATCGAAACGAGCCTTTACCTGCGGATGAATCACGCAGTCACGAAGGCATGGACGCTCAAGACGAAATTCACCGTGAGGACTGCGGCATGAGCACGAATCGCTACATCGACAAGCTCAAGGCGCGACTGGCAAAGGAAGCCGACCAGCGCATGCAGCTGCAGGCCCTTCTGGACGATCAGGTCGCTCGGAATCGCGCCCTTCTCGCTGAGCGGGATGATCTGTTGCGTCAGGTTGAGACGCTGACCGATTGGTATTCGAACAGCTTGAACGTGATCAACGAAGTAACGGCAGCTCTGCCTGGCGTCCAGTACATGGACCCGCCAGACGGCGGCGACGTATCGGTGCCTGAGCAGGTGCGGCGCATGGCGAAGGACGCCGAGCGGTATCGGTTCCTTATGCGTGAGCTAGGCGGATCAGTATCTCAGGTCGTAATGGGGTCACTTGTCTTCAGTAACGAAGACGTAGACGCAGCCATTGACGCCGCCCTGCAAGGAGAGCAGCCATGAACGATGTGAGCGGTTTCTTCTTAATGATGTTTGTCACGGCTTTTGCGACGGGAGCAGCAGTCCTGTTCTCAGACCAGAGCGTGAGGCCCGTTGACATCGATTGGGCAACGAGCAGCTGCACGCCAAACGGCGGAATCAAGACCCTGTCCGCAGATATAGAGGACCTAGAGGTGCGCTGCGTAAACGGAGCCGCCTTCACTGCGGAAAAGAAATCGACGAAAGGATCTCAGCCATGAACGCCACTACCGCACCAGTTAAATCGCTGATCGACGAACAGCTAGAGGAAGTCGCCGCAGCCACGCCACGCGAGGCGCTAGAGCTAGCCCGGTCCATCGGCCTTGTTGGCTGGCCAGTACGCGCCTATCGCGAGCCAAACGGCTTATGGGTGCATCGGTATGACAAGCGAGGGATTCAGGTATGACAACCGCCTACCTCCCCCTCGACCCCTACGAACACGACGACACCCCCACAGGCCACAGCTATGCGGCTGCGTGGATTGCGCTGATCGGCTTCTTCGCCCTAGACGTGCTGATAGCGGTTCAGATCGGCGCGCTGAATCACTTCTTCGGATAAACCAACCTACTGACAGGCTGCGCGATGCGGCCGAGGGAGCAACTATGTCCACGGAAAACCAACTGGTAGCGCTTGACGACATCAGCATCGACAAGGCGCCGGCCATCTACGGCCATAACAAGCTGACCGCCTACGTAGCCCTGGCTCGCGAGCAGGCAGCCAATGAGGTGCCGGATCTGACGACCAAGAAGGGTCGCGACCGTATCGCCTCGCTGGCAGCGCAAGTCAGCCGGTCGAAGACGGCAGTAGAGAAGCAGGGCCGCGAGTACATGAAGCGCATCAAGGAGATGCCCAAGGCCATCGAGGCTGAGCTACGCGAGTTCGTGAACAGCATGGATGCGCTGCGCGACGAGGTTCGGGCGCCGCTGAATGAGTGGGAGCAGGCTGAAGCGGATCGCGTGGCGAAGCATGAGCAAGGCATCGAGCACATGAAAACGCTTGCCGCATTTCTCGATCACGCAGACAGCGCAACCATCAAGGCGCAGCTGGCCGAACTGCAAGAGATAACCATCGGCGACGACTGGCAGGAATTCGAGGCAGAGGCGCACCGCGTCAAGGCAGCATCGGTCACCGCGCTACAGGTGGCACTGGTAGCCCGCGAGAAGCACGAAGCCGAGCTTGCGGCAATCGCTAAATTCCAGGCTGAGCAGGCCCAGCGCGAGCAGAAGGAGCGCGAGGAACGCATCGCCCGGGAAGCAGCAGAGCAAGCCCAGCGCGAAGCCGAGCAGCGCGCACATGCCGAGCGTGACGCAGCAGCCAAGCGGGAAGCCGACGCCAAGGCAGCCGCCGAACAACGCGAGTTGCAGTTGAAGCTGGAAGCCGAGCAGTCAGCCCGTCGTGAACTGGAAGCTCAGCAGCGCGCCGAGCAGGCCGAGCGTGACGCCGAAGCAAAAGCCCAGGCCGCAGCAGCAGCCGAACGCCATCGTCAGGCAGACGAGCAGGCTCGCATTGAGCGTGAAGCCAAGGCGCGCGAGGCGGACATTGCACATAAGGGCGCAATCAACCGCGCCGCACTGGAAGCATTCATCGCTGGCGGTATGCCCGAAGCGTGCGCCAAGCAAGCCGTGACGCTGATCGCCAAGCGCCAGATCCCGAACGTATCAATCGCCTACTAAAGGCCAACCATGCAAACAACCACAGCACAGGTTCCGCCTGCCGTTGCGGCTCAGCTCGACTGGATGAAAGTCGGGGCATTCGAGCCAGAACGGTTCGAGGGCGAGCAGAGACGGCAGTACGAAGACGAGGCCGCACGCATAGAGCGGCAATGGGACAACCAAGAGAGGTAGCCACGATGAGCATTGCAACTTTGGTCCTTGGGAGTTCAGGTAGCGGCAAGTCGACCAGCCTGCGCAACCTCGACCCATCCAAGACCCTCCTGATTCAGTGCATCAAGAAGCCTCTGCCTTTCCGTGCGACGGGATGGAAGACACGCAAGGATATTCGCGACGAGGGCAACGTGATCCGCACCGACAGCCCGGCGCTGATCGAGAAGATCATGCGGTCATCGCCCCACGAAATCATCGTGATCGATGACTACCAGGCGGTCATGGTTAACGAGCTGATGGGGCGAAGCACTGAAACCGGCTTCACCAAGTTCTCGGACATTGGAAAAAACGCTTGGAACATCTTCACCGCGGCCGGCGGCCTAGCAGACCATCGCCGCGTCTACATCCTCGCGCACACGCAGACCGATGACTTCGGAAACGTGCGAATGAAGACCGTAGGCAAGATGGTCGATCAAACCCTCGTGCCGGAAGGCTATTTCACCATCGTGCTGCGCACAGAAGTGCGTGACGCGCAGTACTACTTCAGCACGCAAACTAACGGGCAGGACTGCTGCAAGAGCCCGATTGGCATGTTTGCAGATCGCCACATCGACAACGACCTCGCCCTCGTTGACGAAGCGATCACGAGCTTTTATGAGCTGGAGGCGGTCGCGTGAGGCCGCTAGACCTCACAGGGCAGCGCTTCGGGATGCTCGTTGCGCTTTCCCTGCACAGCCGAGAGAAAGGCCAAGCCGTATGGCTTTGCCGCTGCGACTGCGGCGCCGAGTCAAAAGCAATGCTCGGCAACCTGAGGCGCGGCCACACCACAAGCTGCGGCTGCCAGCGGGCGGCTGTTACCGCTCGGAACAAGACGCGGCACGCTATGTACGGCACGCCGACCTACAGGTCTTGGTCGTCAATGCTCACCCGCTGTACCAACCCTGCAAATCACAAGTTTGCTGACTACGGCGGTCGCGGAATCGCAGTCCATGAGGCCTGGAAGTCCTTCGAGGGGTTCTATGCGGACATGGGCGAGCGGCCAGCCGGAACGACGCTTGGCCGCAAGGACAACGACGGCGATTACGAGCCAGGCAATTGCCGATGGGAGTCAGCGAAGCAGCAAGGCCGCAACAAGCGCAACACGGCCAGCTTCGAGCATGACGGCATCACAGCAACCATACCCGAACACTGCGAACGGCTAGGGCTGAGCCCGAGCACTGTCCGCAGCCGAATCTACACCCATGGCTGGCCTATAGAGCGAGCCCTGAAGGCGTCCGCCTAACCCCCAAGGAGACACACATGTTCGCACTCGACCAGAACGCCGCCCGCGCGGCTGATAACAAATCGGCATTCATCGACGAAGCCGGCAAGTACATCGGCACCTTCACCCGCGCCGAGTACATGGAGAAGCAGGAAACCGGGTCGACCGGGATTGGCTTCACCTTCAAGTCACGCGAAGGCGCAGAAGGCCAGTTCTACGTGAACCTGAGCTATCAACACGGCACCCGCAACAAAGGGGGCTATGACCTGATCAACGCAATGATGGCCTGCATGCATTTGCCTAAAGTCGGCAACCCTCAGCCAGTCGAGGTTGAAAAGTGGGATGGCGAGACAAAGCAGCGCGTCAAATCAACTGTTCAGGGCTTCCCAGAGCTGATGGGGAAGCCGATTGGCCTCCTGCTGCAGATGGAGATTGAGAAGAACAGCCAGAACGGTAACGCCCGCCCAACCATCTATGCGCCGTTCAGTGCTGAATCCGAGAAGACTGCCTCCGAGATCTGCGACAAGGCGGCTACACCCGCGAAGCTGGAGAAGATGGTGCAGGCCGTCATGCAGCGACCACTAATCGATCGCCGCCCGAAGGACAAACAAACCAGTAGCGGCACGGCGACCGAATACGGCGACAACTACGCCCGCCCGGACGACGCAGACGACATTCCTTGGTAAGCATATCTAGGGCGCTTCGGCGCCCTTCTCTTTGGGGCTGAATATGAACACTTGCTCTATTGAGGGGTGCGCCAAGCGCGCCGAAAAGCGCGGGTGGTGCGCAATGCACTACCGGCGCTGGCGGGTTCACGGCGACACATCCATCACGAAGAAAGCAGCGAACGGCGCTGGCTACCTACAGAACGGATATCCAGGCCACCAGGTAGATGGCGTTCGAGTGTTCGACCATGTGCGAATCGCCGAAAAGGCACTTGGCAAGCCGCTGCCGCCAGGTGCTGTCGTGCACCACGTCAACGAGATCAAGACGGATAACCGGAACGAGAACCTGGTCATCTGCCCAGATCGCGCATACCACAACCTGATTCATGCCCGAACGGACGCATACAACGCGACTGGCGATGCCACAAAGCGCAAGTGCAGACACTGCAAGCAATACGACGACTTGGAGAACCTGCGGGTCTACGAGCGGGAAACAACAACAAGCTATTGGCATGCCCAGTGCGCAAGGGATAACGCCAACGAAAAATACTGGAGACAGAAAAATGGTTAACGTGTACTTGGACATCGAGTCGATACCCGGCCAGTCACAGGCAGTGATGGAGCTGTTCCGCGAGGACGCACAAGCCGACATGGATGCCGTGCGCGCCCCGGCCAACTACAAGGACGAAGCGAAGATCGCTGAGTACATCGCTGCCAAGCGTGCCGAGATCGAAGAAGGCATCGAAGAGCGCTGGCGTAAAACCAGCTTCGACGGCGCGCTGGGCCACGTTGCAGTGATTGGTTACGCCATTGGCGATGATGAGCCGGTGACGCTCTACCACGACGCATACGGAACGCCAGAGGCGGAGCGCGACATGCTTGCCGGGTTCTTCGCAGCAGTCGATAGCGCGGGCGGCAGGATGCTTGCCGGTGGCACTCGAGCCGGATCGGTGCCGACCATCATCGGGCACAACGTGCTGGACTTCGATCTGCGCTTCATCTTCCAGCGCGCGGTGATGCTCGGCATTCGCCCGCCGCAGTGCCTGCCCTTCGACGCGAAGCCCTGGGACAAGACGGTATTCGACACCATGACCGCATGGGCCGGCGCCCGTGACCGGGTCAGCCTCGACAAGCTGTGCCGCGCCTTCGGCATCGCAGGCAAGGGCAGCGAGATCGGAGACGACATCGACGGCAGCAAGGTTTGGGACTTCGTGAAGGCTGGTCGCATCGCTGACGTTGCCCGGTACTGCGCCGGAGACGTAGAGCGAGTTCGACAGATTCACCAGCGCCTCACCTTTCAATCTGCCGCAGCCTGACCCACCCGGGCGCCCCTCGGCGCCCTCCTCCCCGGACAATAACCATGAACAAACCGACCGGCACCCGCCTGGGCAGGCTGATAAAGCGTGTCTCGGATTCGGGTATCACAGAAAAACGCTGCCCCTGCTGCGACGAATGGAAACCCCATGACGACGCGCATTACCAGTTTTTGAAGACCCGCGGCTACCGGCGCAGCGAGTGCCGGAAGTGTGTGGCTGCAAAGCAGGTTGCCTATCAGCGAGCGAAGAGGCAGGCAGCAGCATGACACGAGACGAATACCTAAGCCGCGCTTATGAGTTCGCGCGCCGTGGCGAACAGCTGCCGCACGCGAGGCTGAATGCCGGCCTGGTGCGAGAGATCAGATCCAATCGCGGCATGACCGCAAAGCAATGGGCCGAGAAGCTGGGCGTTCACGTCCGAACCATCACTGGAGCCCGCGAGTACAGAACCTGGCGGCATGTGGCGTAACGGAGGAAGCATGAACCCCGAATCAGGCAGGCGAAAAACCGGCTGGAAGGCTTGGAGCGCAGCGGATGACGCGCAACTGGTTGAGTACTGGAAGACGCTCCCGCTCGGTGACGTGGCTCAGCGGATGGGCCGCAGTACCAGCTCCGTCTACAACCGCGTCCAGAAGCTCGGACTGAAGCGCACCGAGGAATACAAAGCCATTACCGGCTGCGGGCGTATCAAGAAAGGTTCCGAGCCCTGGAACAAAGGCAAGAAGGGCTGGCAGGCAGGAGGTCGGGCCAAGGAAACACAATTCAAGCTAGGCGACAGGCCATCGAACACATGGCGACCCATCGGCGCCGAACGCACCGGAAAGGGTGGCGTGCTGTATCGCAAGGTGGCTGATACAGGTGACAAGAAGGTCGACTGGCGCGCAGTTCACGTCCTGATATGGGAAGAGGGCAACGGCCCGCTGCCACCCGGTCACATCGTCGTGTTCGGAGACAAGAACCCCGACAACCTATCCCCTGACAACCTGCTAGCCATCACCCGCGCCGAAAACATGCGGCGCAACTCAATCGACCGCTACCCGCCAGAGTACCGCAGCACGGCGCTGACGCTCGGCTGGTTCCGCCGCAAGCTCAACAAATTGGAGACAGCACATGAACAACCTATCTGACCTGCGCGCGATCCTCGGCGAAACCATGCGCAAGGTGATGGACGGACAGATCAGCGTCGACCAGGCAAAGGCCGTTGCGATGGTGGCGGGCGAAGTGAACGCCACCGCCCGGCTGGAAGTGGACATGGCACGTGCTACCGATGGCGATTTCAGAGGATCCGGCTTTATCGACGTAGAGCCGCGCATCGGCCAGCGCGAGTCTCTACGCAGGATTGCAGGGTGATGGCGGAGCTATCCGATACCGCCAAGGCCATCTGCGCCAAGCACTACAACTTCAAATCACGCAGCAGCTGCAACGCCTGCCCTCTCCAACCTGAATGCCATAGGCCATGCGAGACGCTTACCCAGGCGTCCCTCAATGAATGGCGCGGACGAGTGGATAGGCTTGCCGAACAGCACACAAGGGGCGACACATGCGCACCTACACCCTGACCCTAACTGAACGCCAAGCCGCCGAACTGCAAGAGGCCTGCGAGCTGCTAGCGCGGATCAAGATCGGCCAGATCGACCACGCCATTGAACGGCTACCGGGCTATTACGACCTACGCGACTACGAGCGCAGACACGCGGCTCAAGACGAGATAAAGCGTTTGGCGAACACGCTGATGTCCGAGGCGACCCGGCGTCGCGAGGATGGTGCTGCATGGGATCTGTATCAGGTTATCCGGCATCGGCTGGCATGGGATCGCGCGTATGACCAAGGCGTGATCCAGCCCGGCGAAGCACGGAAATGGCCCGAGATGATGGGCGTCTGCTATGACGACCCGCTGGCAATGAGCGGACTGCCGTTGGCTACGATCAAGGAGATTGAGCAATGAACGAGACACTGAAGGCAGCAGGAAACTTAGGCGCTGAGCTGGGGGCTGCGAGGGCGGAGATTGAGAAGTTGCGTAAGGCGCTGCAAGGCATGGTCGACTTCTACGGCTATGCCGAGCAAGGGCCAATTGAAGCCGCCCGCGCCGCGCTATCCCAGCAGGCCGAGCAGCAGCCTGCTTGCTGGGCTTCCAGCACTGCACTGGCAAAGCTGCAGAACGGGCGCAACAACTCGCCGTGTGTGCTTACTGACGGGCCTGCAGAGTTCAACGATACGCCGCTCTACGCCGCCCCGCAGCCGGAGCAGAGCGTGCCGGAAGGCTTCGCACTGGTTCCAGTGAAGCCGACCGTGGAAATGATTGCCGCATTGGGCTTCGAAGGAGATGAAGTCGCGGCAATAGGTCATGCATCAATATTTTCTGAGATGACCGAGTGCTACGGCGCAATGCTAGCTGTCGCACCCAGCCCCGCCATGGATGCCCAACAATGAAAATGAAGTTCAAACACGGCGACCTAGTACGCAAGACCGCCGGCAGCGAGTGGGAAGGCCATATCTGCGGCACCTACTCCACGGAATTGACGCCAGAGGGCTACGCAGTCGAGAGTTCGGCGCATAAAGGCAGCGTGCAGATCTACCCGGCTAAGGCGCTGGAACTGGTGCCTATGGATGCGAAGGAGGAGTGAATGGATAGTCAACTCAAGCAATGGCGAGACGATCAGAAGCACCTGCCGGAATTCATGCGGGACTTCCAAAACTGCAAGCAACTGTTCAAGGGGATCGCTGACTACATCGAGTTGGAAGACGATCATCCAGCCAAGGAGGTCAACTGGCGGCAGGCTCACTGCTACACCATTGACGTGTTCCTCTGGTTCATGGCCCGGCACGGGTTCACGCTGCAAAGATCCAGGGCAAAGCAGAACTTCGACGATCTGGATGCGCTGCTGGATGAGCTGGATCGCTTGCGTCGACAAGCATTCACGGACGCGATGCTGAAGCACAGCTCACCAACCCCCTAACCCACACACCACATCACAGCCTGCCGGCGAGAGTCGGCGGGGAGGTAGAGACATGTTCGCTGAATCTGAAATGACGGAGATAATGCGCAAAGCCAACGAGGCGGAAACAGCGTATCGCCTTGAGCAATCACGGAAGCTCGACGAGGCCTTGGCCTACGTGTCGACGCTTGTCAGCCCGCGCAAGCTGCAGCACATCAAGGAGTACATCGCAGAGTCCGAGATCACCAGCGACTTTGAGATAACCGAAACCCACGGCGGCCACAAGGAAGACTGCATTGGCTATGCGTTCCGATACGCCTACATCGACCAGCGAAACGGATATCTCGGCGACGACTGCAGCGGGGAAATCTGGATTCCGCTGCCAAAAGGCAAGTTCCTGAAATTCCACTTCGCGATGTAGTCGCAGCAGGAGATAGACATGCAGCACACAGACACGGCGATAGCAGAGTTCGAGGCGTGGTGGATTCGTCAGCCTCACCGCGAGCAGTTCGAGGACGTGAAGGACCAGATGCGGAATGTGTGGGTGGCCTCGCGGAGGGAGTTGGTGATTCAGCTGCCAGCAAAGCCGGGCGCCGACACGTTCACGCGAGTCCAGAGCGCTTACTGGCAAGGCATTGACAAGGTTGCAGGCCAAGCCGAAGCAGCCGGCGTAACGGTGAGGGGGTGAGGGATGGGCGCACGAGAGAAACCAGAGCCGATTGAAGGCCAGCAGGTCGATAAGGTTTACGAGAGGAAGTTGGCCGAACTGATCGGCACGACGCCGAAGGCCTTGGAGCGGAAGCGTCAGCGCGGAGTGTTGCCGCCTGGCGTATGGGAGAAGATCGACGGCTGTATCATGTACAGCCTGGAGAGGTACAACGAATGGGCAGAAAGTCAGTGGGGCTCCCCCAAGGCGTCGAGATCGCTGGGGGCTCCGTCCGCATCCGCTTCACATGGAAGAAAGAGCGACGTTGCGAAACGCTCCCCTATCCTCAAACGCCCAAGGGATTTGCAGCAGCAGCAGGTTTACGAGCTCAGGTAACGCAGCTGATCAAGCTCGGTATGCTCACGGACGACAAGTATGCCGAGCTCTTCCCCTCCTCCCGCTACACCTTGGCACGCATCACCCCGACCTTTGGGCACTTCGCGCAGCTCTGGCTGGACAGCCGGCAGATCGTGTTCAACACCCGCCGCAACTACCTGCGAGTCCTCAATAAATACTGGATGCCTCACTGGGCCACGAAGCGCCTGGACGAGATCCTTCCGGTAGATGTTCGGGTTCTGATGACCAAGATCGAATGGAACTCGGCAACCGACCGGAACGCCGCGGTACAGGCAGCAAAGGCAATCTTCGAGGCGGCGACCAAAGACGGCATCATTGCCGAGAACCCGATGCGCTCAGTTGAGAAGGCCAGGGAGGCCGAGCGCGACATTGACCCATTCACCCCGGCTGAGCGTGACGCCATCCTGGCCGACCTGTACGGGCGCCTGACGGGCATTCGCCGGAGTTACGCATCCTTCTTCAAGCTGGCGTTCTACACCGGGCTGCGGACAGGTGAGCAGCTTTCGTTGCGCTGGTCAGACGTGGACCTTCCCGCTCGGACGATTCGCATCCGGTCGACGCTCGAGAAAGGCAAGGCGCGGGACAACACGAAGACCAAGCGCATTCGCAAGGTGCTATTGGTGGATCAGGCCATCGAGGCGCTGGAAGAAATGGCCGAGCTCACTCGCGACTGGAATGAGTTCGTGTTTGCGCCCACCAGCGGCGCGAAAGGCAACATCAGCAACGTGGTCAGCACGGCCTATCATCTGAAGCAGTCGATGAAGCGGCTGGGCATTCGCCCGCGTCGGCAGTACGATACGCGGCACACCTACGCAACGGTTTGCCTGTCGGCTGGTATCGCTCCGGCCTTCATTGCGCAGCAGCTTGGCAACAGTATCGAAACGCTGCTGAAGCACTACGCCAAGTGGATCTCTTCCAGTGCCGACTGGGCCGAACTGGACAAGCTGAAAAACAGCTAAATGGTACGAAATTGGTACAGAGGCGAAGCGGCAAACCTTAAAAGCCGCACAGCACTAGACGTACAGCGATTTCTTTGAACTTCGCGGTATAGTAAAAATACCGAACTCACCAGTCTAGTATTAAAAACACCCATGACCGACAGCTCACCCGCACCGTCCGGCCCAGGCCGCCCAAAGGACCCCGCCAAGCGCGAGGCAATCCTCGCGGCTGCCCAAACCCTGTTTCTCGGCAACGGCTATGAAGGTAGCAGCATGGACGCCATCGCCGCCGAAGCCGGCGTGTCGAAGCTCACGCTGTACAGCCACTTCAAGGACAAGGAGGCGCTGTTCGGCGCAGCGGTAAAGGCAACCTGCGAAACGCGTCTGCCG